CGCTGGCGGCGACGGAAACCCAAGACACCGCCGCACTCACCGGCACCATCCCCGGCTCGGTCACCGGCACACTGGCGGCGACGGAAAACGCCGACACTGCGGTGCTCGCGGGCGGTGCGGGCACTGCAGGCGCACTGGTTGCGACCGACGCGGCCGATCATGCGGCGCTGAATGGCAACGCCGGGCCTTATGGCGTGCTGGCGGCCACCGAAGCGCAGGACACCGCCAGCCTTACCGGCCCCGGCACCGTTTCCGGTACGCTGGCGGCTAACGAAAACACCGACACCGCCGCATTAATCGGCAATGCCGGGCCTCGCGGCGTGGTGGCGGCGACGGAATCGCCGGATCTCGCGGCGCTGTTCGGCAATTTTGCCTTTGCGACCGGCACGCTGATCGTGGTCGAGGCGCCCGATCGCGCGGCAATCGTTGGCAGCGTCGCCAACATCGCCGCGGGCGCGCTCAATGCGTTCGAAAACCCCGACGGCATGCTGCTGTTGGCGAACTTCACGCCGAAGCCGCCGCGCTCAAAGGGCGATGAGAGCAAATTCGACTATGGCTGGTACGATCACGAGCCTATTCCGGGTTGGGATCGTCCGCGGTGATCGCATCGACCACCACCTTGGCGATCCGCTCGCTGGAGGCGAGCAGCCACACCTCCATCCGCATCGCGGTCTCGAACACCATGTCAAGGTGCAGCGGGGTGAGGTTCCTGCCCTCCACCTTGTACTGCTGATAGAGCGCGCCATCCTGCACGGTGCCGATGTCGTGATACTTCACCGCCAGACTGAGCGCGATGGCGGCGATGCCGTGTGCGGGCGCAATCGGGGTGTCGCCGATCGTGGTCGCCAGTTCTTTCAATTCGTCGGTCATGAGTACTCCTCACGCGCCGCGGCGCAATGCGCCCGGTGGCAGAACGACAGCACGGCGTGGATTGCGGTGTCTTCGCTGATCTTTTTGCCTGTGTCCCGATGGTAGCAATCCATGATGATCTTGGCGGCCACCATCACCAGCGCCGCGCATGTGCTTTCCACCATCAGGCTGCGCTGCTTGGGATGTTCGACCAGATCACAGGCGTCGATCAGCGCCTGCGAGACCTTGTCGGAAAAATGGCGCGCGATGTCGTCAAACACGGCGTGGGGCAGTTGCTCGCTTGGCATCGCGGAACCCTCCATTTTTTTGTCAGTATATCGATTCGTAAAATTTACGCCACACAAAGTCGCAAAGATTGGGACCATGAGCAAGCAAAGTTCGATTGAACGGCTCCGCGCCGCGTTCCCCGGCGTCAAGGTGCTGCTGCTCGATGACACCGACCATCATTTCGTGTCCGGCCTCGGCGTCGAGTGGCAGGGCAAGCGTAATGCTTACGCTTTGAAGGAGGACACGCCGGAAAATTGGGACAGCGCCGCTGACAAACTGGCGGCGTGGATGACGAAGCGCGGCAAGGAGCCGTGAGATGCAACTGCCGTTTTGCAAAATCTGTGGCGAGCATCACCGGCTCGGCCACTGCCCCGAATGGGATGAGCCGCCGAAGGTTGAGCATGCCAAAACAAACCGAACAGAAACGCCTGCTGGCTTCATTGAAGAAGAAAGGCCCGCCACTGTTGCGCAAGACCAAGGGGGTCCGGGTGGCACGGCTACCGAAACGCAGTGCCCAGCGCCGAAGCTGAAATTTGATCGCACCGCCTATCAGCGCGAGTTGATGCGCAAGCGGCGGGCGCGAGCCCAACTGGAAGCCTGACATGGCCGATCCGTTGTCCGCATTGCGCGAACGCCTCACGCAACCGGACTACCTCGCGCTGCTGGCGCAGCAGCATCAGCAACTGCTCGATGCATGGCGCCCCGGCGGCGACAGCGCCGGGAATATCGACCTCAATGCCCGCCCGGTGGTGCAAAATCCGGACGGCAAGATCTCGACGGTGCGATCGATCAGCGCCAACGTCGATGGCCGCGAAACGTTGCTGCCGACGGTGTCGCCGGATGGTCGCCTCCTGTCGAATGACGAGGCGATCGACCTCTATCGCAAGACCGGCCAGCACCTCGGCAAGTTTGATACTGTCGATCAGGCCGACGCTTATGCGCAGGCGTTGCACGAGGCGCAGGCCAAGCAGTATCTGCCCAAGCCGTCGGCGTTCGACTACAGCGGCGTCGGCGCCGCGATGCCGGAAGCCTATGGCGCCAACGCTCCGATCATGGACCCGTTGGCTCGCACCGCGGCCTCGCTGCCCGGCGCGGTGTCGGCGCTGGCGACGCTACCGCAACGCGCCTTTGAAGCCTCGGAGGCCCGCAGGGCTGGCGGCGAATATGACGCCGCACCGATCGTGGAGGCCGCGCTGCTGCCGATGGGGACGGGCGCCATTGCCGGGGCGCCGGTCAGGGCAGGCGAGACCGTTCTCGGCTCGGGCGCAGTGCGCGGGACGCCAGAGGTCGAACTGGCCAATCCGCGCCTGCGCACCAAGGCGGAAGCGTTGAAGGGCAAATATCCGCAATACGCGGAGGCGTATCCGCCGGTCGGGCCGCCGGAATTGATGTCGAAGCTTGCCGACCCCAAGAACCCCGGCAAATTTATTTCCAAGCCTGACAAGCCTGTGCCCTACACCACGATGGAAGAGGCGCTGGCCAAGGATGCCGAACCGGGCTTTTTCTTGGAGAAAAAACTCACGCCCGAAGTCGAACAATTTCAGAAAGACCGCAACACCATCCAGCAGGACATGGGCCTGCACGGATATACGCCCTACTTCGATCCGGAAAAGCGGTTCGATGTCGACGCCGCCCATTACGGGCCGTTTGCCGATACCGGGACCGCTGCCGCGCCAAAGACCGCCAAGACCGATGCGGAGTGGTTTGCAAAATACGGCACGGAGGAGAACCGTGCCAAGCTGCAGGCCGGGTTCGAGAAAGGGCAAGCGGTACCGGATAGCGCCAACTGGTACCACATGGGCCAGCTTGAGAAGGCTTACATGGATGAACTCGGCCCAGAGGCCGGACGCGCCGCGTTCAAGCGCGAGTTCGGAGACATGATGGCGGCGACGACGGGCGGCGCCAACCCCTACGACAATTACCTGATGTCGCACTACGCCAACAACATGGCCAAGACCGGCGAGCGTATGCCAGAGCGCAGTTACGAATTGCCGTTCCCGATCGGCGGAAGATATGCGTCAGGCAACATCGCACAGGCACAGAAGTACATTGATGAGGGAATGACCGGGTTCGACCCGGCGAAGAACCCGAAGCGGTATGATTTTTCCAGCGCATTTCAGGGTAACAAAAACGCCGCGACGATCGATGAGCAGATGTACGGCGCGCTGCGGCCCCCCACGACCAAGGCGAGTGTCGGATTGCCCGAATGGTACGGGCCAGCGACCCGCGTGGCGCGCGAGGAAGCGGCCAAGGTCGGCGCAGACGCGCGCGGGTTTCAGGATGTCGCTTGGGCCGGTCTCAAGGCGGGCAAGGAAGAGGCCAAGGGCAAAACCCTCGACTACGAAGGACCGATGATCAACCACATCAACCGGTCGATCGAAACCACCCATCGCCTGACCGGCATGCCGCGCGACGAGATCGTGCGGCGCGGGGTGATCCGCAAGGAGATTCCGATGTACGGCCTCGGTGCCGCGGCGGCGCTGCCGCCGCTGGCAAGCCTTGGGAGGCGCGACGACTACCAGTGACGTACCGCCCGCACGCCACCGATGTCGTATTCCTCCATTAGCAGGCCGCCGAGTTCGCTGCCGCGGCGGATGCCTTCTAGTTGGCGCTCGATCATGCGCTGCTCGGCGCTGTCCTCGCGGACCTCCTGCAGCCGATCGACCAGACGCCGGATGATGGCTTCCAGTTCGAGTTCTTCCGCCGTCTTCGCAACGTCGGGGCTGTAAATGGTCTGCATGATCAGTCCTTCGGAGATTTACGCGGCGGGGGTCCTTTCTTAGCATCCCGGCCGATCGTTCGCAATTGTTGCGACGCCGGCCGAAATAATTTCGCACAACCTTGGCCCTCGGAGGCACCCTGATTTGCCGCTGATTTCAGCGGGCGACGCGGCGTCGGAAATCCTCTGGCGCAAGCAGGTCCGCTCCTCGATGCAGAGTTGGTGCGAGGCCAATGGATACCAACCGGCGAAGCATCATCGCCTCTTGATCAAGAAGCTGGAAGCGGTGGCGAGCGGCGACATTCCGCGGCTCGCGGTGTTCATGCCGCCGGGCTCGGCGAAGTCGACCTACGCCTCGATCCTGTTCCCGCCGTGGGCGCTGGCGCAGATCCCGACCGCCCAGTTTCTCGCCGCCAGCCACACCACCGAACTGGCGGAACGCTGGGGCCGCCGGGTCCGCAACCTGATCGCCGAGAACGCCTCGATCTTGGGACTGGAGCCCGCCGTTGACGAGCAGGCCGCCGGGCGCTGGGCGCTGAAGAGCGGCGGCGAATACATGGCGGCCGGTGCCAATGTCGGCATCGCCGGTTTCCGCGCACTGTTCGGTTTGATCGATGATCCGATCCGCTCGCGGCAGGACGCCGACAGCCTGTTGATCCGCGATCGTCTGTGGGACTGGTACCTGAATGATTTTCGGCCCCGCTTGGTGCCGCATGCGCGTCAGGTGCTGATTCAAACTCGTTGGCATGACGATGACCTCGCCGGGCGCTGTCTCAATCACCAGCAGTGGGAAGTGTTGAGCCTGCCCGCGCTCGCCAAGCAGGACGACCCGCTCGGCCGCGGCCCCGGCGAGCCTTTGTGGGGCGATGACGATTACGGCTATGGCGAGCAGTTGCTGGCGCTGCAAGAGAACACGCCGCCGCGGATCTGGAGCGCGCTCTATCAGCAGGCGCCGACGCCGGACGAGGGCGACTATTTCAAGGAAGAGTGGCTGCGCCCGATCGATATCCTGCCGAACCCGAAATACCTGCGGATCTACGGCGGCAGCGATTACGCGGTGACGCAGGACGGCGGCGACTACACCGTGCATGCGGTGTTCGGCGTCGACCATCTCAACAATCTCTATCTGGTCGACCTGTGGCGGGCGCAGACCTCGGCCGAGAAATGGATCGAGGTGTTCTGCGATCTGGTGGCGAAATATCGCCCGCTGGAATGGGCGGAAGAACTCGGCCAGATCAAATCCGGTGTTGGTCCTTTCATCGACAAGCGGCTGCGTGAACGCCGCCTGCACGTCAATCGCACGCCGTTTCCGACGCGTGGCGACAAGGCGGTGCGGGCACGATCGATCCAAGGCCGCATGGCACTGGACGGCCTGTACTACCCGAAGAACGCGCCATGGGCCGCCGACTGGCTCGCGGAGCTACTGAATTTTCCGGCCTCCAAGCACGACGACCAAATCGATGCCATGGGCCTCACCGGGCAACTGCTCGACAAGATGGTGAGCGGCCGGGCGCACGCGCCGAACCCGATGAAATTGCCCAATGACGGCTACAGCCGCCGCAAACCCAAAACCGTGGATGCGATGACGCTATGATCTCATTGGACAACAAAGCCGACAGTTATGCGGATGTCGACGGCGAGTCCTCGCCGCTGGTGACGCGGCGCCGCGAGTTCGAGGATTACGCTGCGGCCAAGGCCCGCGAGATCGATGAGCAGCGGCTGTCATGGCGCTACTATCACATCGACCAGTGGACGCCGGACCAGATGAAGATCCTGCGCAAGCGCGGCCAGCCGCTGATCACGTTCGACCGAACCGGGCGCAAGATCGACAGCCTCGGCGGCACCATCCGCAGGCTGCGCACCGATCCGAAATGTTTTCCCAATACGCCACGTGGCGAGGAGGGCGCCGAAGTCGCCACCCACGTGATCCGCGCCATCTGCGATGCCAGCAACGCCGAAGATCTGGAAGTCGAGTGCTGCAAGGACGGGCTGGTGCATGGCCTTGCGGTCGATGAACTGATGCTGACCAAGGGCGACAAGGGCGATCCGGATCTGCGCTTTGGCTACGTCGACCCGAAGACGTTCTTTTACGATCCGCGCAGCCTGCGGCCGGATTTTTCCGACACCCGGTTTCACGGCGTCTACAAATGGGCCGACATCGATGAACTCGACAACCTCGGCGAGGGCATGGCTGACAGGGTCTCGGCCCAACTCGACAATGATCAGGGCTACTGGACCGCATTCGATACCGACCGCGAGACCATGTGGGTCGACTCGCGCCATCGCATCCGGCTACTCGACCACTGGTACAAGCGCGGCGGGGTCTGGCGCTGGTGCCTGCATGCGGGCACCGTCGAACTGATGTCGGGCGACAGTCCATTCTACAATCAGCGCGGCATGTCGATTTCGAAATACAGTGCGTTTGCCGCCATGATCGATGTCGACGGCGACCACTATGGTTTTATCCGGCGCCTGCGCGGGCCACAGGATGCGATGAACCAGCATCGCTCCAAGGCCATTCACCTGATGAACACCCGACAGGTCAAGGTGCGCGAGGGCACCGTCGATGATATTGAGGTGACGCGGCGCGAGGCCGCACGCGCCGACGGCACGCTGGTCTATCGCGGCGACAAGAACGATCTGGAGATCATCACCCCGGATCAGGAATTTTTGCAGCAGACCACTTATTATCAGGACGCCAAAACCGAAATCGACAGTTTCGGCCCCAACCAGCAATTGATCCAGCAGTTCGGCCAAAACGTCTCGGGGCGCGCGGCGAGCGCGCTACAGCAGGCGGGCCTCGCCGAGTTGGGACCGTTTCTGAAAAATTTCCGGATGTGGAAGCTGCAGCGTTACGAGATGGCGTGGTGCGCGGCGCAACGTTACTGGACCAGCGACCGCATGCTGCGGGTGACCGGCGATCAGCAGGTCGCGCAGTTCATGCAGATCAACGGCGTCGCAATCGATCCGCAGACCGGTCTGCCGACGCTGGTCAACATGCTCGGCAACATCGATGTCGAGATCAAGGTCGATGAGGGGCCGGACACCGAAACCGTGATGGGCGACGTGTTCGATCTGTTGATGGCGCTGTCGCAGAATAATGTGCCGGTGCCACCGCAAGTGATCATCGAGGCCTCGGCGCTGCCGCTCTCGGAAAAGCAGAAGCTGACCCAGATGATCATGGCGCCCGACCCGGCCAAGCAGCAGGCCCAGCAACTGCAATTGCAGGGTGCTGCCGCCACCATCCAGAAGACGCAGGCCGAGACCCAGAAGCTGTCGGCAGAGGCGGGCAAGGCCCAGACCGGCGGCATGCTCAACATGGCCAAGGCGCGCACCGAAGGCATGCCCGACGGGCCGCCACAGCCGCAGTCGCCGCTCGATATCGCCCAGCAGCTCGCCGACATCAACGAGACCAACGCCACCGCCGCGCACAAGCGCGCATCCGCCAACACGCTGGATCACAAGGCGCTGCTGTCGCCGCTGCAGCTACTGGCGCAGCACGCCCAGACCAATGCCGATCGCACGATGTCGGGTTTCCACCAGAGCGCCGATCGCGCCGCCGATCTGTTCAACAGCCACGCCGATCGCACGCTCGATCACTTCCATCGCAATGCCGATCGCGAGGCGCAGCGGCAACAGCGTGCTGCCAGCCTGAGTTCGACGCCGCCGGGGGCGTAATCCCGGCCACGCCCGTCGTGAGCGACATCACGGCCACGCCGCCGGGAGCGACATCCCGGCCACGTATCCGGACACGACAGTTCCGGGGAGACCAGACATGACAGATGTGACGCAGGGCGCCGACGCGCCCGACGATGCCGCGTTGTTTCGTGAAGCAACCGACAGCCCGACCCTTGAGCAGTTTGAGAACCCGAAACTTGAGAGCCCGCCGCCGGGCGACAAACCGGCGGACAAACCACCGACCGAGAAGCCTGCCGACAAACCCGCCGACAAACCGCAGGAAGAACCGCCGATTCCGGCGGGACGGCTGCGGGAAGAGAGCGAGGCACGGCGACGTGCAGAGCGTGAGCGCGACGAACTCGCGGCGCGTTTTGCAGCGTTGTCACGGCCGCAACAGCAGCAGCAACCGCAGAAGAAGCCTGACGTGTTCGAGGACCCGCAGGCCTATGTGCTGTCGATTGTGCAGCCACTGTTGGACCGGCAGGCGCAGGAGCGGCAGCTAGAGCGCGAAAACCTTTCGATGGAGCGAGCCCAAGAGCGGTTCGGCCACGAACTGGTGGCGCACTCCCGGCAGGCGCTCGAACACTTCATGTCGCGCGGCGACCCGATGGCGTGGGCCACCTACAAGCGCGCCATGGAGAGCCATGACCCTTACGGCGTGATCGCCGGTTGGTTTCATGAGCGCAGCCTGCTGCATGAAGTCGGTGGGGATCTGAACGCGTTTCGCAAGCGTGAGCGCGAAGCGGCGCTGAAAGATCCAGAGCATCTCAAGGCGGCGATCGAACTCGCCAAGAGCCAAGCGTCGGCGAACGGTTCGTTCGTCAATCAATCCGTCAAGTCGCCGGTCCCCAACATGCCATCGCTCGGAAACATCGGAGCGTCCGGCGGGGACACCAGTGCGGTTGAACCGTCAGACATGGAGTTGTTCCGGGCCGCCACGTCAGCAAAGCGGCGCTAACAACATGTGATGCGCCGCGACCCCATGGGGTGCGGCTATGCTTACGACTAACCACGTCGCCAACGAACTCATCAAATTCCGGCGTCAGGTGATTTCGGATTTTCTTCGACGCTCGCGCTTTGACCCGTTCATGGGTGAAAGCTCCACCAGTGTCATCGTACGACTTGCCGACCTCGAAGCGGACGGCAAGGAAATCAACATCCCGCTGGTCAATCAGTTGACCGGTGACGGCGTCGGCGCCGGTACGCTGCGCGGCAATGAAGAGAGCCTCGACAGCTACGGCTTCCCGGTGTGGGCCGATTGGGGCCGCAACGCGGTTGCCAACAACCGGGCCTCGAACAAGGAGTCGTCGTTCAACGTGCGCTCCACCGCGCGTGATCTGTTGCGCGGCTGGTCGCGTCGCATCGTTCGCGACGACATCACCGACACGCTGCTGTCGATCCCGACCGCGGCGGTGCAGGCCGGACGACTGCAGGCGCCCGGCAACCGCGTCAACGGCGTCAAGTGGTCGGCGTCGACCACCGCGCAGAAAAACTCGTGGGTCGCGGCCAATTACGATCGCATCCTATTCGGCGCCAAACTTTCCAACTACGCCTCGACGTGGACGGCTGCGGTCGGCAACATCGTGGTGGCCACCGACAAGATGTCGGCGGCGGTTGGATCGTTGGCGAAGTCGCTGGCGAAACAGTCCGGCGTCACGCCCGGCAATGCCGGTGCCTACAACGGACGGCCCAAGATCACCCCGTGGGAGATCGAGGATCTGGACGAGGAAATGTATGTCTGCTTCCTCGGCGATCGTGCGTTCCAGTCGCTGCAGCAAGACCCGCCGATGTATCAGGCCAACCGTGATGCACGTGCGCGCGAATCCAACCCGACCAAGTCGAACCCCATCTTCACGGGCGGGGCGCTGCTCTATGACGGCATCCTCTACAAGAACATTCCCGAAATCACGCAGCGGCTGATCCAGACCGGTGCCGGTGGCGCGGGTGTGGATGTCGAGCCTTACTTCCTGTGCGGTCAGGCGGCGATGGCCTACGCGATGGGCCAGATGCCGCGCCCGACCACGCTGGAAGACGGTGACTACGAGTTCGTGACCGGCCTCGGCATCGAGGCGCAATACGGCTTGGCGAAGATCGCCAAGGCGCCGCAGAGCGTCAGCCAAGCGCCCGCGAGCGATCTCTGCACGCTGGTCGACTGGGGCATGGTGACGGGCTTCGTGGCCGCACCGACGCCTGCTTAAGACCTCCCGAAAACTACAGCGGCGCGGGCCTCCTCGCGCCGTTGCTTTTTTAAC